CGCTCCCAGACCTTTTTAAACTCCGGGTTACAACGCGTAATGACCCATTCTATATTAGATATTCTTTTTTGCATTAACATTCCTACCATCCATATTCCTGTTCCGGGTCCATTATTGGCCCTTTTCTGGCAAAGTTTCCCCTGACCATTTTATTATTGATTCACGACCACCCTCAACGTTCCTGCGCGTCTGCTCTATTGGCAGCATTACATAACCATTGTGAGTCGTCACTTTACCACCCATATACATGAATTCTTCTTCACACATAGGGCAATCTATTTCTTTGCTAAAAGCGTCTTTATCTAGAACAACAATATAGCCATTGCCATTACAGCGCGGGCATATTGTCTCAACGAGTTTTACCATTTTTCTTTTTTAATTCTTTCTCTAACAAAAAGTCTATGACTTTCTGTATACTAACAGGAACCTCAAATCGGTTTTCTGCTAATGATTTCAATTGGTTGTGTGTAGTCACAGAGACTGACACTGATTTAAAACTGCTTGTATCTGGCATGTTTCTTTCTCCTTATTGTATTATTCTATGGGATTATATAGTGTAAATATAGTATTTGACAAGAGTTTATTTTAATTTATTTTAGTAACTATCTTCTCACCTTCATATGTCGGGTGTTTTTTCTTAGCATCCGACATTTCACATATATAAAATCTTGACATTTAAATTTTTTGCTGATTTGTTTTTAGTTCTGTTTATCAATCTCATCTTACCCTTCATCATACGATAGCTTTTCATCTTGACATCATACAAATCCACGGTCCCCGTCGCACTATTCACGACAACCAGGTCCGCTGGACCCTTACCACCTAGATCA